CTACAAGGTGTCGTTGGTTTTATAAAAAATTTTCACAGAGATGGAAAAACTTGTGAAGTCATGACCTTACATGGTGAACTTGTTAAAATTAAAGATTACCACAATATTTATCCAATAACTTCAACCCATAATATTACACATAATTCTGGAACTGTAGTAATAGCAGAATTTTAATTTAGAAGATAACCTCATTTTTTGAGGTTTTGGTTGCAAATCTCATAAAAAAGATTTATTTTGTCTGATATGGCAAATATTCGTCTGACTAAATTTAAATTTTCTCATAGTCAATTATTCCAAAAACAAAATATGTCCTCCGTTGTGAATGTAGGAATTGAGTGTTTGCCATACTTAAATTATGGCTCATACAAAATATAAAATTAAACAAACAGTCGTACCATCAGTAACGACAATTCTTTCAAGATATAAGAACAGTATTGGTCTTATAATCTGGTCTAATAAATTAGGCCTAGAAGGTAAATCATATCATGCAGAACTAAATAAAGCTGCCGACATAGGCACAAATGTTCATGAACTTGCACAATCTTTTATAGAAGGAAAAGAATATGCAATACCAAAAGACAATGATGTTGTTCATAAATGTTTTAGTAAATTTTTGTTATGGTGGGAAAGTTTCCAACCTATAGATTTAGATGTCATTTTTTGTGAACAATCATTTACATCAAAGTTATATGAATATGGTGGAACAGCAGATTTATTAGTAAAAAAAGATGACGAATATATCTTAGTCGATTTTAAAACAAGTAAGAGTATTTATCCTGATTATCTAATTCAGGGCTCTGCTTATAGGCAGATGATTGAAGAAAAATACGATTATAAAATATCTAAGTTTATTGTTGCACGATTTGGAAAAGACTCTGATGAGTTTGAAGCAAAAGAGTTTAACACAGACCAATTAGATTTAGCTTTTGAATATTTTAAAACATTAAGAACTGCATTCGATCAAGATAAAGCACTTAACAAAATTATGAAGGAGAAGAAAAAATGGAAATAGAAGCCATGCCAAAGAATATTGCTACTGCAATAAACAATGTGATGACAACTTTAAACAAGCCATTAAACAAAGATGCTAAGAATGATTATCAAAATTATTCTTATACAAGTATTGATGGTTTTTTAAAAGAAGTCCAACCAGCTTGCGCAAAAGCTGGGTTGATTATTATACCACACGAAAAAAGTTGTGAGGTATCACAAACAGGTAAGAGTCTAAGTGTAGTTTATGAATATATTTTAATTCATAAAGAGGGTGACACTTGGAATTTTCCTACTACTAAACACATCATAGTTCCTTTCGGTTCTGGAACTGCGATGGGAACTGCTCAAAGTTACGCCTTAAAACAATTTATGCGTTCTTTGTTTCAATTAAGTACCGGCGAGAAAGATGATCTTGATGCGTTAGATCAGGACAAAATTAAGAAAAATAATAAACCAAAGGAGTTTAGAGATGACTGATGAAAAAGAATTTATTGATGGGTTTTTTGCAAAAGAACCTAAGAGAGATTTTATTAAGTGTTCCATATCAATTAAGAAAGATGACTTTACTAATTGGTATAAGAAGCAGCTTCAAAATAAAGAAGATGATTGGATTAACATTGATGTTAAAGAAGGTAAGTCTGGCAAATGGTATGCCCAGGTTAATAGTTGGAAGCCAAAAATGACTGAGATAAATCAAAGTGACAATGATTTAAAATCTTTAGGTGACTCAATTCCAGATGACATTCCATTTTAGGAGGTAGCTATGAAAAAAATAAACATATCACATATCGAAAAGCATTTGTTTGACGAGAACAAATATGGGTGGGATAGAAATCAATATCCTTTAGTTAAAATTAAAGATGTCAAAGTAATAAAGGTTATAAATGCGAGACCACACAAAAGTTTATCTAACATTTTATCATTTAAGAGACACATCGGAGGTTAGTTGCGTAATGTGTGGCAACCAAGCACAAGATATTCATCACCTATCCCCAAGAGGGATGGGTGGTTCTAATAAAAAAGATTACATAGAAAATCTTGCTGCTCTTTGCAGACAACATCATGAAAAAGCAGAACACAATCCTAAATATAATGCAGAAGTTAAATGCACAGTTTTAGACATGGTTAAGGAGGTAATAAAAGCTCGTGGAAAGTTTTGATCCCAATATAATTGCTAATGAAAAAATGACTGCCATAAAAGAGTATAGAGCAGCTAAAAGAGAAAGAGATAGAACAGAAAGATTAGTGGACTATCAACTCGATCAAACATTTATACAACTTAAATTTAATGAACTTAAAATGTCTATAGAAGATCGTAAAGCTAGGGCACGAACAGATGAGTCTGTAATAACATTAAAAGTAGAATTAGAGAAAGCACAAGAAGATATGGATAATAAATATGCAGAACTAGAGAGAGTCCAAACAAAAATAGAGTTTATGTTGGATGCTAATTCAAATGCAAGAGCAGAGGCTCGTCTTGGGAACTTAGTAACATGAAATATCCCACAAGAAGAATTGGTCGATTATGGCAAAATCGAGCAAGTATTAAAAACTATGAAATTGAAAAAGCTATTAAGAAAGGTGGCATGATATTGAAAAGATTAGATAACGATGAGGAAATGTTCCTCAATGTCGATCAACTTAAATCAGCTTTAATGACACAAACCAGTAAGGTTTTTCCACCTAGATTTAAAGGCGAGTCTGAGTTTAGACTCTGCAATATCTTTTGGAAATCACCAGAAAATACAAACCAGGAGAAATTACTATGATAGAAGAATTGTACACAATGAAGGAAATATATCCTAAATTTAAGGCTAAATCAGAAAGGTCTTTTAAAAGGACTATAGATAGTTTATCTTCAAGACACCCAAAAGAACAATGTTTTAATCGATACTGTGGAAGTAAACAAGTGTTTACTAAAGAAGATATAGAGAGGATTAAGGCATTATGCTTAAAATAACTAAAAGAAAAGATAATAGATCAAAGTATTGGTATATTAGAGGAACTTACAAGACACCTGATAAGGTTTACACAATTAATAGTGTATCTACTGGTAAAATAAATAAAAAAGAAGCTGAAGATTTTTTATGGAAATTTCAAGATAAGTTAAATTCAGGAGTAACCATAAAAAAAATCACAATTAAAGAGGCTACTGAAAAATTATTAAATAGTTTAGATCAATGCCCTAGTGAGGCAAGAAGGCCTTTCTTTGAGAAGAATGCAAATTGTATTGGTAATTTATTATTAGAGGACATAACTAATCAAAAGAAAGAAGAATTAATACACCTAAGATATCCAGTAGGAACTGAAACTGGTAATCTTATTAAGAAATATAAAGGCAAAACATTTACATCAATACCATTAGAAGAGAGAAAAGTATTATCTTCTAAGTATAACACTATTAATACAACTGTTATTAGGCCTTTAAGTAGATTAATAAGTTTTGCAGCAGAAAATAATTGGTGTAAGCCTTATAAAGTAAAACAACTTCCACAAATTTCTATGAGAGATAAGGATAAATATGTGTGGACAAGAGAAGAGATAGTAAGATGTATGGACTTCTCTGACTTCGAAATAAAGTTCTTGTTAATATTTCTTTACAGAACTGGTGCTCGAATACAAGAAGCTCTTGATATGAATTTTGTTAGATTAGATCCAAATGGTCGTTCTATGATTGACCTGGATAATAATGAATTAAATATTTTTGAAAATAAAACTCAGTCTTGGAGGAACATACCTATACAAAGAAATGATAATGAACCAGAATTATCTTTATGGCATTGGTTACAAAAGATTAATGATAGGGAAGGATATTTATTTTCTTGGAGGTTTGTAGGACAAAAAAAGAATACTAATAATGGATTAATACCAAGATGGAGAGAAATGTTAAGTTTTGCTAATGTCGATCAAAATAAAAAAAGACATTCATTAAGACATACTTTTGCTTCAGAGCTCTCAAACAAAGGTGCATCTACTAATGATATTATGGCAGTAGGTGGATGGAAGTCTGAGACTATGGTTTATAACTATGCAAAAGTAGATAAGAAAAGAAAACAGAATCTTATCAATAGTTTATAAAACAGGTGTAAAATGCGATCACATTTAAAAAATAATAAAAAAACCTTGAATTATCAACCTAAAACAGTTGTTGACCTATCATTACCAATAGAGTACTTTCTTACCATAATTAACAATATTCGACAAAATGTTGTTCTTTTGGGTAATGCTAAACAAAGGTTTACAGTAAATAACATAAAAAAGCGTGTAATTTCTGTACACCTTGTTTGGCCTTTTTTAAGGAGAGACTATGAATAAAATATATTTTCATATCAAACTTGTAGATGGTTCTACAAAAATACTAGACCAAGAGACTTATAATAAAATTAAGAAAGATGGTGTTTTGGTTTTTACTCATATTAAACAATGGGTAATAAAGGAGGCTGCATAATGTTCACTTGTATTATCCAAGATACTCCAGAGTTTAACAGAAGGATTATCAAGTCTTATGTTCCCAGAAAAAAGTTTAATATTTGGATTTTTAAGCAATTAAGTCCACTATTTTTCCCATTTAAATAGCTTTACAGGGGGGTTTAATAACCCCCTAGTGTCTTTCTATGGGGTTAATTCCTCAATATCTAACACACATTTGTTATAAATTAGTTGAAGAGTTCCTTCATTGCCATCTACATATTTATCATTCTCTAATGAGTAACTAGAAAATAATATAATTTTATTCTTGGTCTTTTTATATAACCACCCTACAGAATAACAGATTGGCATAGGTTTCTTTTCATAAGACTTTGCCTCTACCCATGCTGAGTCACACAGACCACTATCGATCCATTTGACTACAACCAACTTGTGCATTTACTTCTTAGCTGTTTTTGCTGCCTGTTTTAATGCTTTGGTTGCTACTGTGCCTTTTCCTTTTCGGCTAGTTTTATTTTTTTTTCTCTCATTCATGTTGAAATAAAGGCCCTTTTTGACGATTCTACCATCTTTAGTTTTATGAAATCCTTTAGGTATTTTTTTTGGCATAATTTATCCTTTGTGTTTTGTTTGTACTGTGAACTTAGCTGATAGTGATGCACCCTTATGAGGTTTAAATGCACCATCATGCTTCATTAATTTGTATGTTTGACCTGACTTCATGAAATGAAATCCTTTAGGAGCTTTGATTGATTTAGTTGCCATTATTTTTTCTTTTTCTTTTTCTTTAGTTTCTTAAAATCAACAGCTTCTATTTTCTTTTTATTACCAGCTATTGCTGCTAACTTCTTTTGTTTTGGTGAGTATTTTGAAAATGGCATTAGTACCTCTTAGATTTTTTTGCTTTAGTTTTTTTAGTTTTCTTTTTAGTCTTAGTTACTTTCATCTTCTTCCCATATCCATATTTCATATTACTTTCCTTTCTTTATTTTGATTTATTCCTTTTAGATATTGATTTTGATTTCTTCTTTGCATCTGCTTTTGATGATGCACCCCATTTTCTAAGACTAAGTAACAACCTGGTAGGTTTACCATCTTTATATTCTGGCCCTTTCATGTTGCCCATTCTAGCTAAGAAACTTGCTCTTCTAGGATTATCACCAGAACTTACAGGTGCTTTTAATCCAAACTTTTTTCTACCGGCAGCATTTAAACCACCTTTAGGATTTTGAAATTTTTTTGCTACCATTACATTTTACTATCAACTACTGCTTGTTCTTGCTTTTCTAGTTGATCTACAAAGGATTGATCTTGTGATGAGGCATATTCTGATTTAGCTTTTTGGAAAGCTATGACATCATCTACTGTAATCTTGAGTTTCTCTTCTCTAAGTTGTGCATTCTTATCAGCCCAATTATCTAATCGTTCATTAAGGAACTTTATATGTAAGTCTTTTTCATCATTGTCTTTTTTAAGTTCTCTGTTTTCTTTTTTTGACTTGCGCAATAATGCTTCTACTTCTTTAAGGGTACTCATTTTTTTAATAGACCTTTGATACCTGGCGCAACTCTTACACCTAGACTGACACTACAAGCGAGATATAATAAATGTGTGTAGTATTCAGGGAGAGTTGCTAGAACCTCAAAACCCTCTTTAATGTGTGGGCGCAATGGCCCAATAAATACACAAATTGCTGGTATCATTAGGGCAAGAAGTACAAATTCGTCTTTCCAGCTGCCTTTCATTTGTTCTACTGCACTTTGTTCCCACTTAATTTTGCCAGTAGCTATATCTTCTAATCTTTTTTTCTCAGCTTTTATTTCAGCTATTTTTGTTTCACCTTTAATTTTTTTTGTTTCTACATAGCCAGAAATAGCATTTGTAGCTACACCCATTAGGGGTTTTAACAACATAGTCCACATACTAGGCCTCCTCTATTAGTTTAACCATTGGTTCATATCTTGAGGTGAGAGTTCTATACAGCTTGGAATTTTTTAACTCTGCTGCCATTAACTTCCATTGACCATCTTGCATAGCTTGACGCATATTGACAAATTGGAATAATTTAGGCTCACCAATATTGTAGGCAATCTCTATAACACAATCCTTAATAACTTCTGGAACTTCACAATCACCGATATATCGTTCTGCTGCATGAAGATAGACAAGGAAGTCTTTTTCAAACTGTTGTTCTAATACTTCTTTTGAATATTCTATTCTTGGTTCATAAGGATCACCATCTACACACTTATGGCCATATCCGATAGTCATAAAATCTTCTTGTATATCTTGACCATCAGCACCTTTGTAATTTAAAAAGTACCCAGTTGCAGAATAGCCTTCACTTTTCTTAATCTTGTCTTTTACTTCTTCGTACATTCTATTAGTTTCTCCAAATACCATTTAGCTTTTTCTAAATCTTCAAGACCATTCTTTTGTTTATGCCTTACGACATATTTCACAATGTTGCCTTGAAAATAATCTAATTTAAATTCTTGGATAAAGTCTGATACTTGGATTTTTGTACCTATATAATATCCAGGATTTATTTTATCTTCAGATTTTTCCATTCCATCTTCCATTATCTTCTAGTGTCATTGGTATTAGTTGTGGAACACCATTAAGTATTACTGCACAACCAAGAGTAGGTCTGCGAATGTTTACTCTTGAATAGGCAAAAGCTAAAGAATGTTTGTCTATCAAACAGCCAATAGTCATTCCCCACCTAAGTTTCTCAGGGGAATTCCAGTACCCTAATTTAAAATCTGTATGATAATGTGACTGAATAAAATTATATCCTATAGACATAGATGACTTTACAGGATCTTTATTCATGTTATGGCAAAAATAATACTCACCATACTTGTCGCTAATAATTAATCTGTCGTGCCATTTCCAATTTGTATGAT